TGAAGTATATTGTGGGGAAATCGATCCACGAGAGAAGTTCACAGTGAATGTTGGAGTCACTGATACACCTACTTCTTGAGTAGATGCTAAGTTCTGAGTAAATGAGGTAATGGAAGGTGCTGTCAATGTTGGATTCAATGTAGGAACCAACAAATCTTGAAATAGTTGAGTGTATGTCTTACCAGTAAGAACGTATCCACTATTAATTCCTCCAAGGGTGATTGAAGCGGGACTAAGACCATCATAGATATTACTAGTTGAACCGGATTGAGTTGTTCCTCCTGTTATTACCGCTACACTTGATTTTACTTTAATTCTTATTGGTTGTGTCGTAGGTACATCTTGTTCAACCTCACCGTAGGATTGATCATAAACATAAAATCTCCCCCTTAAAAATCCACGTTTTTCATCAGCACTCGTTAAATACATCTCATAGACATATTCACCAGACTTGATGTTCATTTCGATCGCAGATTTTGACAAGGTGAACTCACCGTTTTCGCTCAATACAATTGAATTGTTACTTGTATTGAATTCGATTATGGTATTGAAGGAATTAGCCTTTGTTTTTACAGTTAATGAAGCACCTGTATAAGCCGAAAACGGGAAGTAACCTTTAAAAACATTGTCTTGATCGTATATTTCACATTGAAAAGTCTTATTTAATGTTTTATTCTTTTCCACTGTAAGTGAAAAAACTACGCTATCTGTTAAATCTATATTGAGCATTCAACTAGTTGATCAAAGTAAAATTATCAGGGTCAATTCTCTGGAATTGCAAGTACGAGTTCTGAACTAATGTCACATCAACTTTATTGTCCGTTCCTGCTATCGTAGAATCGTTCTTATCGAGGGTAAATACTTGCTCCATCCCCGTTATAAATAAGTTACCTGAACCATCCTCAAAGATCACTATGCCTTGCTCACCAGTAAACATCAAATTATTGAAATCGACTAATGTCAAGTCAAATTGCTTTTGGTAATAGGTGCCTTTTGAGTCGCTAACGAGTTTTTGTGTGAACGATGCAGATTCAAAATCAATTGTATTGAATTCAATATCACCGGATAACAGAACTGTGCTACCGGAGGTTAAATAATAATCTACTGAATCAGAATCAACTGATGCGAAATACAGTTTCGAAATTGTTAAATAAAAATCGCAAGCCATTTACAACCATATAATTACTTAAATAAAAAAAGGTTGCTCATCATTTGTTGATGAACAACCTTATACACAACGTTCTCTTATTCAAATAAAACCTAACGTTAACCCTTACGCTAAAATTGAGGTTAATGCAGAAGACAACACTTCGTTAGCAAATCCAGTTGAACCTCCTACAAGGCTAACAGTAGAACCATTTAGGTCACCGATTGACGTACCACTATCAATTGATAATGTGGTTGCCTTTAGTCCCGATCCAAACTGACCTGCCAAATAGTACGTCCCGTCTTGCATTTGAACAATTGCACTAACCTTTGCAAGGCCAACCGATTCAAGAATTTCCTTTTTTGCAGGAGTAATGTTAGCAAGAGTAAAATTCAATGTCTGCTGAATAAATTTACTTGCATTTCCTGCTTGAAGTTCTTGCAAAAATTGACCTGATTCAGGTTCAAACTCAAAGCGATAAAACTTTGAACTATTTGTTACGGTAAAACCAGTGACCTGTTGTGAAGCATTCATCTTTGCGCTGATATAGTCCTTGTTTCCAAGGTAAATTTTATCAACGCCACCGAAAGAATACCCACAGGTTCTAGTGATACCAGTTGGAATTAAACACATCGTTATGAAATTCTTTTAGATAATGTAATTATTAGAAGTTGTACAACACTGTCTGAGCAACGTTCGACATCGCAGGAGTGTACAACCACTCGGCTTCTATTCTCGCGTTACGCTCAAGAGTTACAGGGTACATATCCTTAACGTTGATTGAAGCAGAATCAAGAGCAATATTACTTGCAACGTGGTATGATTCACGAAGACCTGCACTAATGACGTTATCGAAAATACCAACACCACGAACTTCAATGCCCAAATAATCAAGTGGCTTATCCCCCACCGATGTATTGTTACCCATACTGATTTGGGCTTGTCTATAAAGTCCCTCTGCCTTAAATGAAACGAAAATTACCTTCTGATCATTTGGCTTTGATTTAATTGCATCAGGAAGGGCATTATACACCTTACCGAGTTCGGCAACGATGTTTGATGCTGTTAGTACAGTACCACCAACCGAAACCGCTGTACCTTTTTGAGTTTTTAAATAACCATTAAAAAGGTTTTTAGTCATCGTGTTACCAGAAATTGTCTCAGAAGCAGTTGAACTTCTCCAAAGGTCTCTCTCTGTTTTATCTCTAATTGAATCAGCAGTCTTTTGTTCGAGTGCTGACATCACATCAGCAGGAAGACCGTCATTACCAGCAACACCGTTCCAAGAGGTCTTATAATCCTTGTAACATTCAGTTTTATTTATGTGGAAAGGTTGAACTTCAACCGGAGATTCGGTAATAGTAGTGTTCCCCGCATCGCTCCAGACACAAGTTGAACCTGTTACAATGATGTTGCTCATATCGAAACCACGAGGAATGTATTTGTATTGTACCTCATTATCGATAGTAATACCTGCTGTTGCTAAGGTCTTACTCTCAAGCAATGCTGATAAATAAAAATCTGTTGCTTTACCTGCAAAAGATGATGTAATACTAGTTGCCATAACTTTTTATAAAAATTGTTTTATTATTTTTTGATGTTATACTTCAATCTGAATTTATCAGCGTTTGAAAGTTTTGATAAATCGACCTCTTGGGTCTTCTCTTGTTTAAAAACAGGATTTACCAGAGGTGTTTTTTTTAATTTTTCGATCTCTTGTTTGAGAGTGTTGATTTCTTTTGAAAGATTTTCCTTCTCTTCCTTTACCTTTTGCAATTCATTTTTCACCTTTTCAAATTCCCCATCTTCCTTACTTTGCTGTACAGGTGTTTCAGTGATTGCAGTTAAAACGCCCGATGCAACAGAAATAGTAAAACCGTTGTCGAGAATATAATCTCCATCAGGAGCAGGTGAAGTTGAACCGTCATCAGCAACTACAAGAACAGGTTCACCAACAACTGTATATTGAACTGTGGCACCGTCTTGATTTTTTGCTGTTTCAAATTTCTTACTTTCATCTTCTTTACTATTTTGTTCGAGTTCAGAAAGCAATTCTTTGAACTTCTTTAATATGTCATTCATTTGTTCATTGAAATTATTTATCAAATTATTTTTATCTATTACTCTATGAAATCTCTGTAAGAAGATTTCCACTGAGAAGCCTTTTAATTCACCGTTCAAAACACGTTGGAACGTTTCTTTATCTTCAATCTTGTAAGCGACATACCAACTGCCTATTGTCGCCTCTTCAATTCCTTTTGCTTTCACATCGCTTAATCGTTCCTCACTGTCTATGATGAATGATTCGATCAAAAAAGCATCTATGTAATTGTTGGAATTATGATCTGTGTTAACCTGATTTGTTAATAGTTCTTTGTGAAACTTATTTCTGATTTGCTCGATACTATCTTTTGTGAAGTAACCAAAATATGGTTCTCCAAGATTATCAAAACGTAAAATATCCTTGTCGGGAATTAGCGCAAGGCCGGCAACAACCTGCTTAAAGTTTTCGCCCTTCAATTCAATGAACTTATTCTTACTTGCCTTATTGAAGAATATAAAATCGCTCTCTATTGCTGGTTCGTCAACAAGTGATATTGTTTTAACACCGTTCAACGGATCATCACTATTAATTTCGAAACGGACACGAGGTATTACTATATTATTATTCAAATCTGCTTTTGAGTTAATTCAATCATATAATTACCATAGTTGCAAAAGTTGCAAAAGTTTATTTTTAGAGACTTGATCTCGATTCAATAAAGTCCACGGTATTGCTGACGTCTCTTGCTTCGGTCCACGATGCATATATTTTAATATTGCTAAATGCTTGTGTTAATGAAGCGGTACTAAGTGAATTGACACTTGATGTATCTATGCTAACAGGTATCGAAGAGGTAAATCCACCATCTGCAAATGTTGGCATCCCTTGTCTCATCGCTTCCAGCGTTCTTACTAACTCTGAACCAGCATTACTTCTCAATATATGTTGTGGAACAACATATTCTCCTTCGTGGACGACTCCTGCAACTCTATATCCCGTGTTATCGGCAGGGCCTATTGGAGTAGTAAAACCACCTTCTGCATATCCGGGTATTTGTGATGGCTTATTACTAGAAATTACACCTATCTCGATGCCACCAGCAGCAGCAACCAAGGCTGCTAAAATAAACGAGTACGGTGGTGGTGCACTACTTAACGCTTGTGTTACACCTAATGCAGTGTTCGTTGTTGCATTCACTAACGAATTCAACCAGTTTATTTCGTTCTGCTTATTTTGAGCCTTTATTTTTTGATTTTCAAGTTTACGCTGCTGCTCATATAAGCGTTGGGTATTAGTTCTTTCCTCATCAATACCTGCAAGTAGTTCATCACGTGCTGCTCCTTGTGCATCTGCCAATTGTGCCTCTAATGCTTTTCTATTCTCGATAGATTGTGTGTATTGATTGTCTATTGTCTCCAACTGAGTGTCGATAGAATCAATCTGACGTGATAGAATGTCCGTAATTGCACCAGTTATGTCATTGAAACTTGATTGAACCTGCTGAACAATAGGCAAGACATTGTTCAACTTCTCTATGAACAGATCAAATTTCTTAGACTGTAGATCACTTAATGCTTGCTCTTGTTCTTCTGTTAGCGTTGATAACGATTTGTAGTAACTTATTGCAGCATTTAAATTGTTTTCATAATTCTTCTTCTGTTCGATCTCTTGTCTTTTTGATGCTTGAAATCTGATTCTGAACAGTTCTTGTTCTGATAGATCAACATTATCAACCTTCTCTTGCTCTTGTTCAATATCGAAATTGACCTCTTCAACCTTTAACTGCTTTTGCTTCTCAAAATATTCATTTGACAACTTCAAGGAATAGGCAAGCATCTCGTCTTGTGCTTCTTTTTCAATGGACTGCTCATCTTCTACTCGCTTTGCTGTTGCTTTATATCTTTCTACCTGATCGAAGAATGCCTTCTTTCGTTGTTCTTCATTGAATTTATCTTCTTGTGCAGACAGTACTGATAATTGATTAGATAGATTTACTACACCTTTAGATGCTTCATCAAATTCCTTCTTTAAACGAGTAACATTGTCATTGATACTTCCTCCGTTTTTTTCGAGAATTTTTGAGATTTCGAAGTATTGTTCTTTAGTTAAATTGGATATGTCAAATTGTTGCTTTTGAACATTGTATGCAGACAGCAATAAATTAAGTTCTCGCTGTAATTCGTCACGTAATGCTTTCTGATTTACTAACTGAGCATTAAGACCTGCCCTTCTATTTTGAAATATTTCACTTTCTTTGTAACCGATCACAGAAAGCAACTCGTTCTGTGAAGCAAGTTCTGTATTGTATTGTGTAAGTGAGTCCTTAACTTTATCGATATTCTCTCTTGAGATTTCAAAGAATTCCTTTTCCTTCTCTGAAGCAAGACCAATGGCTTTTGCAATGTCATCCCAATAGGCGACTATTGTTCCAAGGGCAATTACAAATAACCCTATACCCGTTGCCGTTAACGCTGCTCTCGTAGTAGTGCCAAATAGTTTTGCTCCAATGGCCGATTGCTGGAAACCCTTAATAAGTTCAGTGAATGCTCTTCGATTGCTTGAAGTTAATCCTTCGGTGATCGGTTTAATTGCACTTATGACCGCACCTAAACTTGTAGCAACTTGAATTGCTTTCTGTATTTCTTCATTTGTCTTTGACCCGAAGGCAGTAACCGCTATTGTAGCAACACTCATTGCTGCTGCTATACTACCACCTAACTTTGCAACACTATCCAATTGTTTCTCGTTAGAGATTCCTCTGAGGTCATCTTTGATATTCTTCAATTGGCCATCTGCCTTTTTCGCAGTATTGGACAATTCAGTGAATGCCTCACTGTTAACGTCAATCTGCTTTAAATCTGCGTTGATTTCTTTCAAAACAGACTCTAAATCAGAAATAGATTTTGCGTTTGTTAGTTTTAATTGCAGTTCAACGGAACGTGTAGCCACCTATGATATAATGAAAGGGATAAGGTTATTATTCGTGTATATAATTACGTCTTTTTCATCAGTGTGATTTCAGCAGATTGCTTCACCACATCATAGTTTTTCAACGATACTAATTGAAAATATTCACCATTATACTTGATAGGTCTATCTATTCTCAATTCCTTCCAGTCAACAGCATTGCATCTCATGGATGCTGTTAATACATAACCGTTGCGAATATTCTCGTACTTACGTTGATGGAAGTATGAATAAAGATTTGGATAACTTAAATCAGGATTGTCAGAAAATGTAAGGCTAAAATTTGTTGGTGTATGAGTGTTACCCGTGTTCGAACTATTGTACCAAGTCATCATCAAAACTTGTGCTTCAATGCCTACTTCACTACCCATTTGTTGAATAGAGAATGATGCTGCTCTTGAAACAAGATTTGCTTTTTCTTGATTAGACATTAGTTTAAATGGGGATGCAATAGGTACTCGAACTCTCGCGAATGTGGGATTGTTTACCGTCCCACCCGTAGCGATTGCAATCCAAACGAGATCTCTATATTTGATATTACTAGTAGTACCTGTCAGTAGCCAGTCATAATTATAACGGCCGTAGTAATACATCATCTTCAAACCACCATCGTAAGTCCAGTTGTCCGTGTTATTTCCTTCAAGCCAAGTTGTACCACTATCGCTTGCATACACATTTCCCCCGTTGTCTTTAACTGTTTGGGAAGAAATATGTGGGATTGAAACGCAAAATGCCTTGGTAGGGTATTTTGATGATGAAGGTGTTAGATTCGTTACACTTCTATCATTATATAATGCATAAGCATTGAAGTTTACTGGTGTAAAACTGAGATCAATGCTCTTATCACCACTGGTCTTATTAAATAATTTCGCATAAGAACCTTTCTCATATTTTATCCGGTTGTCTGGATTAGTGGTTGCCGGATAAAACGTCTTTGATACATCAACAACTCGTATTGGGTTGGGTTCATTAGCCAAAAATCGACCATAGTTCATTGATCTACCGTACACGAGTGCAGTATCATTGTTGTCGTCCTCATCGAAGGTTATCTTAGTCTCAGTTTCAGGTTGAGTTATCTCAACTGTTGAGAAATCTAACTTGTCTGTAAGATCATAAGCATCCACGTTGCTTGAAAAAAGTGTGTTGTATGTTTCAAACTTCAACACTTTGTTACTTACATCAATATCAAAGTATAGATTGAAAGCATTTACAACCGACTTCAAGAAACTGGTCTGATCGACATCGGGTAATGTCTTATTAATGTTTAATGTTGCTGTTGTGCCCGAAGTAATCGCTGCTAAGTAGTCAGACCCATTGCCTACGAATGGAATAATAATCTTCTTTATATCTTCCCGTTCAAAGAACGAACCTCCCAAACTCCATCCTGCATCTTGAAGTATTGCTTTTACTATTGCAGTGAGATAGACTGCTGGTGGTAGTTGACCAAAATATAGGGGGTTGCTATAGACTATTAATCCAACCGGAAGTATTATATAGTTGTAATGCCAACTTAAATTGTTCTCTGGCGTGTTCTCTGTATCACCAGACAATCCTCTCATGAAGAATGTTCTATAGAAGATTAATGGATGTTCAACTTGTGTCGAATACTTTGTGCCATTTATGTGATCAACAATAGATTTCTCGTAGTTCCACGATACCACATCTAATGATTGAAGTTCATTTAATTTTTTGTTCTTAATAGAATCTGCAAACTGTGTGAACTTTGAATAAAAATTGCATTTAAAACTACTCTGATCGAATGATGATAGTTCAATGATGCCATCAAGAATCAAGTTTGAATGATCGTACAACTTACATTCGAATTGTTTGCCATTAAAAATTCGTGTTCGTCCCTTAACATCTGGATACTCGAATGCCTTTCGATTATTTTTTGTTTTAGGTAGTTTGAATGAATAACTAAAGTCCCCAAAACGTTTGCCCGGATCACTATAATCTTCTACTATACGATTAAGTTTTATGTTTAAATCACCAGCATTCTGATAATCTAACTCCAATCCGTTTTCGAGAACTATCTTAATATTGCTTTGAATCACTTTAGCATGAAGAATCTATATCTAAGGTTATATCGATACATTATTTTCGTTGATTGTCTTAATGAACGTGCATTCAAGATTGTATTCGTTTGATTGATTGTTCTTTGTGTACTTATATGAATCAAGTTTGAGGTAGTTCATATCGTCAACCGAACGAATCTCATTCGATGACATTAGTTCGATCAACCAATCAAACGTTTCTTTATTCAGAAATCCTGAATTGACAATGATCTTCTTAGTTACACGGGTATCATAGTTAGCATTGTATTTATAACCACTCGCAAATTCCCCGTAATCACCATATTGAATTGGATAGGTTATCTCACTTGTGTCACGATCAATAGTCTCTTCCTTCAATCCTTGAAAATTAAACGTATCGTAAGTGCCAACCTTGTTTTGAAAGAGTACTCCATAAGTCTTTTTGTCTAAGTATGGGAATACATAACCCTTAGTTACCGTGAACTCATCAAAATTATTAGTCGCCTTGATAGATACTTTGTTCAAGTAGACGTTTTGATTTGTACCACCGCTATTGGTGAACCAGAATCGAACACGATAAACTTGCGGTGCAATTGCTGCTGATATAATAGTTGTACCTGTATGCAATCCAGTACCACCACTATATAAAACTTGTTGAGATAATAGTGCCCCTACACTATCAAAATAAGCAACGTGCAATGCTGTATTTGAAGTATTGAAAGTGGTGCTATATGAGAGTATATGATCCGTTGGAGGCAAGTTCAAGTTTGCACCATCGTTCAATATGATCTCCTGATCATATTGTTCTAAGTATGATGATTGATAGAATGTGGTCGTCCCTGTGGTCACTATCTCAATCTCACTTACAGATATTGTATCTCCTGCAACGAAGTTTGTACTACCTACACTAAGTAGGAAGTGATCAGCATTCGTCCATATAGTACTTGAAGTAATGTGAAATGTTGTCGTTCTTAATGTACCGTCTTTAATAGTTTGAAACTGTTGGTTAAACAATTGGCTATTGCTGCTGTTACGTATCAAGAACGATGATGACAGCAATGTTGATGCAGGAGCGTTATTTATACTCCATTTTATGTTGACATCGAAGGCCTGTTGAGGCACGTGAACATTTGATAATCGAAGTATTTTACAACCACTCGTAGTCGTTGTAGCCTTTGCACATCCACCGAAATCTGATGACCATACCCAATTGCCTGTCGTACCTCCGGTTGCTGGAGTTACACCGTTACTAGTGTTGAACCATCCTTGAAGATCGGTATTAAACGTTGTTACACCTGACTGAATGATACCCGTTGTCGTCCCAAGAACCGCTCTTGCTGACCCACCGTTTGTTGATGACCAAGAAAACGGTGCCCCAGCACCAGATTGAGTCCATCCGGTAATTGATGTTGTGAAATCATTATTTAATAGTCTTTCATCCTGCGCATATTTGCTAGCAATAAAGACATATAGGTTCTTTATTTTCTTATTCCTTGAAGATTCAATCTGTTCGAGTCCTAAAGCATCATAAGAGACATTAACACAAACCATACCACCGTAATCAAGATTTGATGTATTAAGATTCGCTAATTGAATATCTTGTTCAATTGATGAATCCCAATACTTAATATTTGCATAGATGTATAAATTTTGACTCACATTTTTTGAAACAAGAAAGTACAATAACTCTTTTTGATCTCTATTCGTGGTCTTTAATTCTGGACTGTTGGTCACAAATCTTCGAGGGTTCAAAGAAATAATACTATGATCATTCGGTGAAGAATAATCAAGGGAAGCATTTGTAACCCAAAAAAAGTTTGACTGTCCTGCTGCAAATTTCTTTTTCGTATTCTCGTTGATAACAACAGGATACATTTGACCATAACGAACTCCAAATGGTTTAATGTAATCTGCAACAGTTGTCAAACCAGTCACATTTAAATTTGGCAATGATGTAGACAAAAATGATTTACAAATATTGCTAAGTTCGAATTGATGCTTATTGTCATTCGAAAACGGCAATTGTAATTCTGTTATTCTGTTGAAGTCACTTAGATTCAAAGATTCACCATATTGCTTGTCACCTTGAAATAATTCCACGTACAAATTAAAATCTTGTACCTGTGATCCTTGATACCTATCAGCACCATCTGTTATTTTATTGAATGTTATCAAGGAACCATTTGTCACACTGATATTACTTGAATCTAATTTGAACCGTGCAGAAGGTTCCTTCGCAGTCAATGTGACCACTGTATCGCCTGTGTTCTGGATATAGTAATACTTTGAAAGAACTAAATCAGATTGAAAGGCTTGGGCTAAACTCCCTGCAATTTGGCTTAGAGTGATGCCCGTTTGAACCGTGTTCCCATAGCGATCTTTAATGACGTTGGTCAAAAAATAATTATCTGCGTTCGGAAAGTCTTTGGCGTAAAATGCTTTTACATAATAATCTGGTTCAGTAAGAACAAAATTTATTTTAAACCCGTCTCCCGGATTGTTATTTACAACAAATCTTGTCTTTGAATATTGAGGACTTCCAACGGTTCCTGTACTAAGACCGATAATAATCGGGTTCTCACCAGCAGAAATTAATGAAGGTTCTTGAGTTAGATATACGTTTGCCATCGAATATATAATTAATCATTAACCACGAAGGCAGCATACAACGAATCTGCAACGAACTCTGATAGTTCCTCAGCAAGAGGAGGTTCAGCAGTATCAAGAACCGAATCCTCAACTGCTTTTATAAAGTTTTTACCCTTAATACCTTGCTTATAAATTGAATTTTGAATGACAAAGGCCAACCTATTTATATCCGTGTACTTATTATTACTTCTTATATTCTTCTTTCGAATCCAACTTATCAAATCTTGGATAGGTATTTTGCGAGTGCCGGGTTTTCTACCTTTTGATAATGCTTCATAATAATCTTTCACGTACATAAATAGAGAATCACGGCTGTTATCCGCTGTGAATTCTACACTCTTAACAATATCTGAATTCTTATCCACACCTTTATTGATCAGCACCGCTTGTACAGTTGCTTGAAGATCAGCAATAAATTGCTTTCCAAGCGAGGTGAACGGATTTTCGAAGCGTTTACTGTCTGCCATTACTTAATCGATTTAACTAATGATGAACTATCATTAACGACAACGGTAATGTTGCCAGAAATTTGTGGGGAATATGTAAAGGATTTTATACCCTTGATCTTGTTTGGTTGCAAGTTATTCAACTCCAATTTTGCTGCTGGTGGACAATTGCAAGAAGGACAAGCAGGAATAACTACTTTTTGTTGTAATAACTTTGCATGGAATACTATTCCAAGAAGGAATCCGACAACGATCAATATTATGTAGACGTACTTATTCATATTGAGTTATTAATTAAATTCATCTTGATAGTTCTTATTACAATAGGAGCGAAATACTCTCCCTTGAATTTCGAGCCGAAAACCTGATACGTTGTCATCACTATACTCACGAAGAGAAATACCGTTTACGTTATTGATGATAAATCCAAATTGTTTTACTTCATCTTGAAATCTGGTGATAATAGCATCGCAAATCTGTTCTGCTTCACTGATGTTCTCGTGGTCGTCTTTAATATCATCATCCGTTGGAGTCATTAAAACATTAAGTGCGAATGATAATGTTTTGAATCTATTGTCAGATTCATAATTGATCGAATACGGAAGTTCAAGAAACACTAATGGGTAATCCTTACCCTTGCCAGTGGCTAATAGAAAATCTTCGCCATAATCGAAGTCTCTGATTTCCTTATGAGATAGGGATATGTTTTTAATAGTATGTCTAAGTTCTTCAAGTGTCATATATCAATGCCTTCTATTATTATTACTGTTTATTTTCTTTCTTGTTTCCTCATCAATTACTTTTTGAACATCGGCATCAAGTTTCATCTTCCTTTGTTTAAGTTGATAGAACCATAATAACGTTTCCAGTTTTTCAGTAAGAACTTGACGTAAGCGCGTAATATCACCCGATGTAAGTGCATAAATAATCCCCCATAATTTGACTTCTTTGGAGTATTCAGTATAGAGTTTATCTGCTCGTGCATAACCTGATCCGCTTGAATAAGAAGCGTTCGATAATCTATCGTATATAACTTTGCGATCAGAGCAAAAAAAAACCAGATATTATTTGCAATGGTTATTTGTAAATCTTCAAAGTGTTTCGCTCGGTCTTCAATATTGAAGTCAGATAGTGATTCAAATGTGGAATCATCTTTTTTCCTCTTGGCAAGAATAGCAACAATGATCGGCAATGCTTTATACTCTTTACCTTGGTATTGATCCAATATTGATTCAAGCGATATGAAGTCTTGCGTCTCTGCCTTCAATAATGTCTGAACTACACTATATGTATCGCCCTTGTAATTGAATTCTGTAACTTGTTTGTTAACAATTGGGGTTGAAATAAATGAAAGACTGTCTAGCAAGATTTTGATGTCAGTGATCTTCATCTTCTTCACCACATCTAGTGTAACATCACAGTAAGCAGCGACAACGCACAAAGATTTATAATCCGTGTTCGATGATGAAGTTAGTTCTTCAAGTAACATTTGTTTCTTTATCGTAATCTCTTCCCAAGATTCAGGGACATTAATAACACCGTGTTCTTCTATTTCTATTTGCTTCATTCAATCTATGGTTATAAATCCTAATACATTTAAGCCGTTCTTTTTCTTTCCCGTTGATCTTGTCTTCTCTGCAACTATATATCCTTCACGTCCACCGTTGTCATTTGTATTGCCTTCAATAGATTGAAATGAACTATCAGAAAGTCTTTTTGAAACAATACCAGCATGACCAGTCCAACCCGGTTTACCGTTTTCATAGTACTGCCATATCACTAGAGCACCGACAACGGGAGTTGTTGAAACCTTATATTTCGCATCAGTAAAATTCTTGAACGTCTGGACTGCACTTGCGCTAAATAGTTTATCTAGTTCTTCAAACTTGTCTGGATATGCTTCCTTAAATACTAACTCTGCAAAATATGAGCACCATGCCTGACCTTTTTGAAAGCCCACGGCAATCATTTTCGTCTCATATTCAAGATCATTGAACCCTTGATTATTCGGTTTTTCTGTTTGCCCTAAGTATTTTTTTGCTGTTTCGACAACGCCCATTTATATAGATGTTTTCTATATAATTACGTTTCTTTAAATTGAGAAGAAAAAAGGTAATGACTATCGATATTATTTACTACGTATTTTCTGCCCTCACATTTTTGATGATCGCATATCAGACATACATTCAAAGAACACAAATAAATGTTTCAAAAGACATAATGGACAAATTCAAATCATTTAACGAAATATTTGATCTTAACAAATTAAAGCAGTACTCGGAATTGGTGTCAGAGAACAGCAGACTTGAATACGAAAATCGAAGAATTCAATTTGAGCAAAGTTTTTTAAACGATCTCAACGAACTCAAGAAAAACAAGGAGGCATACGAGCAAACAAATTTGGAACTTAATAAAGTATTCTTCATGCTTATAATGTACGAATTTACTCATGATGGCAGGAGGAGATTTATACAGGACTATTTGCCAACAAACAGTGAACTATATTTGAAATTGCTTGAGGAGCATGAAAGCAAATGGGTAGAGTCAATAGATAATGGAGCCTCTACAGCCATTTCATACCTCACAGGATGGGATCCGTTTCTGAACTATAGATCATACTATCAAATTTTGAAATGGACTACATTTAATATGAAATTTAATCCGAACGATGACATAAATAGAAGCAACAATAAGTAATAGCGTTCTGACCGATTGCATGAAATCAAAAAGCGAAAAAACACATTTGGTCTTTAGGATACTCGAATACGGTCAATTCAAAGAGCCGTTTACATTAGAAGAACTTATTGAAGACCTCCAATTACAGGATTATGAACAGAGATATGTTACCAATTCATTGGTCTCAAGAAACGGTCAGACATCTGACCCCAACCATATACTTGTTAAAGTTTTCGGGCATGGTAAAATAATTGACAATAAACAGTATGAGGTTTTTGCTCTATTGCCATCTGCGGTGATGCAGTATGTCGATTATTTGGAGATATTAGAAGCAAGGGAAAACTCTAAGAAAGCATATATAATCTCTATGTGGGCATTAGGTATTTCCTTAGGTGTTGGATTGATTCAAATTATATTGCAGGTTATATCTATGGCAAAATAGAGCGTCACATATACCAACTAATGGTTCCTCTTTGATTCAATAGTTGATCAACACACATTACAAGAGTATCTATTTGGTCGTCACGCTTCGAGTTGGGGAACAATGAGCATTGCTCCAAGAAACTTTCGTTCCACAAGCCTTTTATAAGTTTAACCCTTCTTGATTGAAGTTTTGCCGTGATCGAATTCACACGCGTTAATTTTGAATCTTTTGGTGGTGGTATCTCTAATACGTTATAGTGTGTCTCAAACCTGAGTTGTTGTGCGATAGATTTACCGGATGCCTTCGGTTCTATATATATTTTGCAGTTATAGTTAGTGTCGGTTTCAACAATTTCCTTGATCTTCTTAATAAGTGAGGGGAATTCAAGGAACAACTCGTAAACCTTCTTCACATATATGATATTGTCTTTAATACCAGCAACCGTAATTGCAGTAGCATCATTACGCTTCTTATCAGTGTAGGCACTATCAATAAATAAATGATATTGAATGTTATTTATATCGTTATCAATGATCTCAAACCAGTCTTTTTTGATAATCCCCCCTGCCAATGGAGCAGGTCGTTGAAGGTACTGTGTGGCAAATACATAATCGCTAGTAGTTAAGTCTGCAAACGATGATGAAGGAAAACGACTGTTCCATAAACACCCATCTACATAATATTTAGATAGTTCCTTGGGTTCAATATCATTCGTCAATTCAATAGGAAGTACTATGTGACGATAACGGTTATTACGATCATTTGCCTTTATCCAACCCGACAGATCATTCTCGTGTATTCGTTGCCCGATTATCACCCTCAAATCAATTGAAGGGTTATTTAACCGGTTATATATGGTCTCTTTATACTTACGAATGGTGTTCTCAAGATTTATGTCACTGATGTTATTAGCGTCTAATGCGTCATCAATGATGATCATATTAGCACCGAACCCCGTAATACTTGAGAACATAGAGGTCGATACCCGTTGTCCACCTAAAGTATTTTTGAAGTTCGATTTCGCTTGTGTGTCCTGACGAATAATTACGTGTGGGAATAACGTTCTATACCAATCAGACTCTATTAAGTCCTTTGTCTTAGCAGCAAGTTCAACTGTGAGACCTTCACTATGTGAAATGCACAAGAAGTTCAAATATGGGTTAATACAACCCCAAGTCCAGGCGTTAAGGCAAACAGAAACAATAAGTGACTTGGAGGTTCTTGGAGGGACATTGATATTGAAATCTTGTGTCTTGCGCTTCTTATCGTTTATTCGAACTACCTCTTGTTGCAATAAATTTGCGATATACTGGTGATGCCAATTCCAATCGAAGTCCGTAGAGTGTTCAAGTATTTTTACTGCATCTTGAATGAAATCAAAAAAGGATTGTCTATAGAGATTTCTATACAGTTCAAGTTGTATTGCTTCTTGATGTTCTTCACGCTTTTGTTTTATTGATGTTGACGAGTTCAATTATTACTATTTATCATCGATAGAAATAAGGTTATGTGTATTACATATATATATAATTACCAATGTTCGATCCTTAAAAAACGCATATTGAAGAAAAGTGAACGGGTTTTGAAAAAGAATAATAATAACTAAGTACACATATAGTACGAAAACGGATCGGGTTTATAAAAAAATTATATATACGTTACCCCCACCCAAGCGCGACCCGTTCAAAAATTTTTTGGTGGAAAACTTAAACACGAAATGTTGTTCCGTTTTCGCTCCTTCCATCCTATCTTAACCGTGTTCGATAGTACAAAATAAGATTCTGTTTGAACCGTATAATTGTTGATTATGAGATTGATAACAAACTGCTGTGTTCGTTGAATGAAATATAATTGAACCTTGAAATCGAATAACTAACAATATGTTAAGTAGACCAGCATAACAATTGATTATCAATCACTTACAACAGTTATATAATGTTATGAATTTCATAATTCATAACATTCTGTTATTCCATCTAACGAACACGGCCATTGATTGAAAATTTGATAATAGATATTTCAATCTGCATTATGAAAATCATAATCGAACACGGTATAATGTAGAGTTCGAAAACGGCAGTTCAGGAGAATATTATTCTGTTGAATCAATATCAATGACCGTGTTCGATGGGTTACGATTAAGCACTTGCCTTAATTGTTCAATGCTCATTGAAGGCAGATTGATGTTGTTAGTCTGTTTCAAGGATACGTGTTGTTTAGCCTTCTCGTGAATCTTGTATAAATCCTCTATGTGCTTCAATGCCTTCAAGGCAGTACCTAAGTTACCCTTACTCATAGCGAGTTCGTAAACGCGATTATAACGGTCTGTATGCCTTTCTATTATTGCTTGCGTCTCATATTCACCTTGCTTACGCAATGCCGTGTTCGTCCACAGTACATCCTTATCGTAGGAGGCATCGCTAAGTTTATATAGTTGTTTGTACTCCTCCCTAATCTGAAAAGGCAATCGGCCATCTAAGTATTGCTCTAGTACCCATTGTTTTCTTTTTAATGAAGAGTAGTCGGACACGGTAGGTTGAACAACCTCCCTACTACCATTATTATCACTTATTGTCATTCCACTTACCATAAATTTTTCTTAATAACGAAATAATATTTCGAACACGGATGAACACGAACACGGAAGAATATTCTGCATTGAAAACAAAATAGGTCGTGCCTCCGTCTTCGATACTTCATATCCGTTTTCGATTCTACCAATGAAGTTTATAAAAATTTATAAACCCCCAGTTCATCATACCATTTCGTATATATATAATTAATTAATGATGATCATCACAATAGATTTAACTGTGATCGAACTCGGTCAACCCCAACGTTGTAATAGTGTTCATCTTTCTCTATACAGATAAAATTGCGATTCGTATTTAAACAAGCAATCGCAGTCGTGCAACTACCTGCACAATTGTCCAGAACGATGGCACCCTCGTTTGTATATGTCTTTATGAGGTATTCGAAAAGGGCAACAGGTTTCTGCGTTGCGTGTAGACCGCGTTCAACGTCAAACTTGAAAACCGATTTTGGATAGTTCGTATGCGTTTGATAATACGTCTCACCAGTAACGCCATCGATATGGTTGATTCGTGTTCGATCTGTTCTATTCTTATGGATTTTAGGTTTATCAAGTTCGATCAGGCCTTGGGGATTATAGACTCCCTTTTTTTTATAAAACACCAAAACCGATTCGTGGTGCTTGAGAGGTTGATTCTTTGCATTTTGAAAGTTGCTATTGATATTCTTTTCCCATATCCATTCGTAGCGAAATAATTTCGCGTTGCTCATGACCAGTTGGGAGGTAAAGGGCTGCGATGCTGTCAGTACTATTGTACCATTCGTTTTAATGATTCTTTCGTATTGGTTCCACAGTTGGTCAAAGGGAATTACAGTATCCCAATTGCATCCAGTAATTGCATAAGGCAAATCACATAGTATCAGGTCAATTGACTTGTCGTCAATCTCATTCATTAATTTAGGACATTATTTTAAGGTTATAAACTGATCATCGTACATCAGTATCGTTCTTTTCATCTGCAGCAACGAAGGAAAATTATCATCAATTCCTGTGATCATTGAATAGACCTCCTTAATTCTTGTTGGTTCATCCCAGCCATTTTCGAAAATTTGTTTTTGACAATCTTTGATCATTTTTGTTCGTTGTTCTTCAACAGTTAATGGTTCTTCCTTTTTCTTGAACCTGCCCTTGTTGTCCTTCTCTTGTTCATTATGCTTGTAGTTCATACTTTATATTTTTGTTTTAATTATGCTTATGATATAATCCCCCGTCTTCGTGCAGCATTAGTTATGGCATTGAATACGTCTGCACTTATGCAATTGCACTTATGATTCAAGGGTAGTCTATTGAATAGATATTTATATGCCTCCTTATATTCATCGAACTTCGAAGACAAATACCCGTTTTCGATAAGTGCTTTTACTTTTTCATCGCTCATTTCTTAAATGGTTCTTCTACAAAAATTATGAATATCCTCCCTCTTAAATATTGCTTCTTGAAGTTGTTCAATTGATTTCTCTTTCATCACCTGTTGATCATTAACAAGGTTATAATACCCGTCTTCGTTCTTTTCGACTTCTTTACCAGTTAATATTTCAATCACCTTCCCCTTATTGGATATCATATACTTACTATAGTTGTTCACTGTTCTATAGACCTCCTCGCTGTATTGGTGCTTAGTGTAATTAATTAAGTTCAATCGAATATCCTTCTTCATTCGGGATATAACACTCTTTATAGTCCTATAATCGAGTCTCGAATGTGCAGCAAGTTTATTGTACGTGTTATTAGTTGTTAAATAGTAAGTCTTGAACAAAAATGAATATCTCTCATTATAGTATGTATCTAAATACTTGAACAACGACTTCACCACAAGATCTAGGTCATCGTAAAACAATTGTGAAGAGTGATCTACATTTGATAATGCTGATTCTACCTCATTGAAATGATCTTCATCATTAATCGATATATATCTCT